ATGAGCAGTTACACACCGGAAAATCGGCTGGCAAAAACCGCTGATCTTCTATTCTCACTCCACAGCTCCATCGAACGGCTCCGGCAGGAGGCAGAGCAGATGCTCGAACGTCTTGCCTGTGATGCAGAGGAGGGCAGCAGCACCCCGCGCATCGCCAAATTGGAAAGCCTGATCCGTGACAGCCAGAAAGTGGAGAAAACCCTTGTCGAACAAAGTGAACAGCATCAGGCCGCAGCCGGTCTCGACACCAAGGCGGCGCGCAGCGAAATCGAAAACCGCTTGGCTCGCCTGCGCGCCAGCCTCGACGCAGACGATGTTTCTGGACCGGCTCAGCGATCATGACCTCTGTGCGATGCCCTATCTGTTTGATCTCTGGGCGCTGCCACATCAGCTGCCGCCGGCGGGCGACTGGCGCAGCTGGGTCATTCTTGGTGGACGGGGGGCGGGAAAAACCCGCGCCGGTGCCGAATGGGTGCGTACGCTGGCCGAAGGGGCAACACCCCTGTCCGCTGGTCGCGCCCGCCGCATCGCGCTCCTCGGAGAGACCTATGATCAGGTGCGCGATGTCATGGTACAGGGCGACAGCGGCCTCCTTGCCTGCACGCCCCCCGATCGGCGTCCGACGTGGAAAGCCACCGAACGACGGCTGATCTGGCCCAACGGGGCCACCGCACAGGCGTTTTCAGCCCATGACCCCGAGGCGCTGCGCGGCCCGCAGTTCGATGCGGCCTGGGCGGATGAGCTGGCAAAATGGAAACGCGGGCAGGACAGCTGGGACATGCTGCAATTTGCCCTGCGCCTTGGTACCGATCCGCGCGTCTGCGTCACCACAACGCCGCGCAATGTGGGCGTGCTGCGTGATCTCCTGGCCAGCCCGTCCACGGTGCAGACCCATGCCGCAACCGAGGCCAACCGCGCCAATCTCGCCGCCTCCTTTCTGGCAGAGGTTCGCGATCGCTATGCCGGGTCCCGCCTTGGTCGGCAGGAACTGGACGGCATCCTGTTGCAGGATGTCGAGGGCGCGCTTTGGTCCAATGCCGGGCTGGTTGCGGCGCAGATCGCAAAGGCCCCGGCACTGGACCGGGTGGTGGTGGCGGTGGACCCGGCGGTGAGCGCGGGTAAACACTCCGACGCCTGTGGCATCATGGTGGTGGGCGCAACCCTGCAGGGCCCGCCACAGGACTGGTGCGCCTATGTGCTGGCTGATTGCACGGTGCAGGGCGTCGGCCCGCTCACTTGGGCGCAGGCTGCCATTGATGCCCGCGACCGCTATGGCGCCGACCGGGTGGTGGCGGAGGTCAATCAGGGCGGCGCGCTGGTCGAAAGCCTGCTGCGCCAGATTGATCCGTTGGTGCCCTTCACCGCGCTGCACGCCAGCCGGGGCAAGGGCACGCGGGCGGAACCTGTCGCGGCACTTTATGAGCAGGGGCGGGTGCGTCATGTGCCGGGCTTGGGCGCGCTGGAGGATCAGCTCTGCCAGATGACCCCGCGCGGCTATCTGGGGCAGGGATCGCCCGACCGGCTGGATGCGCTGGTCTGGGCGGTACAGGAGCTGATCCTGACCCCGGCCAACCGCCACCGAATGCCCCGCGCCCGCATGTTGTGAGTTGACCACACCTCGACCGACAGCTCCGGAAACGCCCGCGGTGATGCGGGCGTTTTTCGTTTCATTGCAAGCGTTTGGTGCGGGTGTTGCGCGCCCTGCGCGCGCCTCGCTCAAATCTTATTCAATTCCAGCCGTCATAAAGGATTGCAGCAAACAGGGGGCAGGATTTGCCCGGTCCCGCAAGTTCAAGCAAAGGAGTGGCCCATGGTCTTTGACCTCCTGCGGCGCAAGCAACAGCCCGTCGAAACCAAGACAAGCGCCGCCGCCCGTGTGGTGGCCTGGCATGGCAGCACCGGTGGCACAGGCTGGAGCCCGCGCGACAGCAGCTCACTGACCCGCAGCGGCTTTGCTGGCAATCCGGTGGGCTACCGCGCGGTCAAGATGATCATTGAGGCCGCCGCCGCGCTGCCGCTGGTGTTGCAGGATGGCACACAGCGCTACGACAGCCACCCGCTGCTGGCGCTGCTGGCTCGGCCCAATGCGGCCCAGGGCCGTGCCGAGCTGCTGGAGGCGCTGTTTGGTCACCTCCTGCTCTCTGGCAACGCTTATATAGAGGCGGTCTGCGATCCGGATGCAGGCGCCGCGCTCCCGGTTGAATTGCACGTGCTGCGCCCCGACCGGATGACTGTGGTGCCCGGCAGCGACGGCTGGCCTGTGGCCTATGATTACAGCGTGTCGGGGCGCAAACATCGTTTTGATGTGACCCTGGCCTGCGCGCCGATCTGCCATCTGCGCAGTTTCCATCCGCAGGATGACCACTACGGGTTGTCCCCGATGCAGGCCGCGGCCATGGCGGTGGATGTTCACACCTCCGCTTCGCGCTGGTCGAAGGCGCTTTTGGACAATGCAGCCCGCCCCTCGGGCGCGCTGGTCTGGACCGGCGGCGATGGTCAGGGGCTGATGGCAGAGGATCAGTTTCGCCGCCTAAGTGACGAAATTGAAATGAATTTTCAGGGCGCGCGCAACGCAGGTCGTCCGATGGTGCTGGAAGGGGGGCTGGATTGGAAACCGATGGGTTTCTCGCCGTCGGATATGGAATTTCACCAGACCAAAGACGCCGCCGCCCGCGAAATTGCGCTCGCGCTTGGGGTGCCACCGATGCTGCTGGGACTGCCCGGCGATGCCACCTACGCCAATTACCAAGAGGCCAATCGCGCCTTTTATCGCCTGACCGTCCTGCCGCTGGTGACCCGCGTGGCGGCAAGCCTGTCGGACTGGCTGTCGCGCTATCAGGGCGCTGCGGTCACCCTGAAGCCCGACCTTGATCAGGTGTCTGCGTTGGCCTCCGAACGCGAGGCGCAATGGCGCCGTGTGGCCAGCGCCGATTTCCTGACCGTGGCAGAGAAACGCCACCTTCTGGGTCTGCCGCCACAAGAGGAAGGGGACCGCGATGACTGAGATCCCGATCCCACCGTTTGAATGCTCTCCGGGGCTGCGGCTCTCCGCTCATGAACGCATCGCTGAAATCCGGCAGGAGGCGATGAACCGTCGGCTCGACCGGCTGGAGATGATGATGGAGCGGATGGAGAAACGGCTCTGGCTCACTGTCTACGGTGTTGCTGCGGTCATTCTGGCACAGGCGTTCCAGTCCTTTCTAGTGGTCCAGTAACTCACATGAATTCAATGAGATATAAGGGGAAGATGATGCGACATGATGAGCATCTGGAACATAAATTCGCGCGTTTCAGCGAGGATCTGACCGTCGGGGATGAGGCCGACGACATGGTCGTGATCAGCGGCTACGCCAGCTTGTTCGGCTGCGTCGATGGCGGCGGTGACCTGGTACAACCCGGCGCCTATCAGGCGTCACTGGACCGTCTGTCCAAGGCCGGGATTGCGGTGAAAATGCTCTGGCAGCACGACCCCGCGCAGCCGATCGGTATCTGGGACGAGGTCCGCGAAGATGCCCGCGGCCTGCATGTCAAAGGCCGCATTCTGACCCGCACCCAAAAGGGCGCCGAGGCCGCTGCGCTGATCGCTGTGGGCGCGCTGGATGGTCTGTCCATCGGCTATCGCACCCGCCGCGCCACCGCGCGCAAAGGCGGCGGTCGCTGCCTGGCGGAACTCGACCTCTGGGAGGTGTCGCTGGTGACCTTCCCGATGCTGCCCACCGCCCGCGTAACCGCCACCGCACAGCCCGTGACAGCCGCCAAATCGACATCGGCCGAGCCGGATCTGAGCGATCCCGGCGAGACACCGCAGATCTGGCGCGAGGTGATCGAGATGCTGCGCAGCGGCGCCAGCCTCGCACCCCTTGGCTGAACACAGCGCCGTTTCCCGTCTTCTCCAACCGACTCAAAGGACAGACAGATGAGCCACACCCAATCCCATAACGACCCATCGGCCCACCCCGATGCGGCCCCGCAGGAGGTCAAACAGGCCGTTGCCGACTTCGTGCATAATTTCAACGGGTTCAAAGACGAAGTTGCCTTGAAACTGAAACAGACAGAAGAGCGTATGACCATGCTGGATCGCAAATCTCACTTTGCCAATCGCCCCCCGCTTGCCGCCGCTGATGCGGGCGCGGCCCCCCATCAAAAGGCGCTGGATGCCTATCTCCGCTCCGGTGATGATGCCGCCCTACGCGGTCTTGATCTGGATGCCAAGGCGATGAACACCACCGTCAACGGCGATGGCGGCTACCTGGTGGATCCGCAGACCGCAGAAAGCGTGAAGTCGGTGCTCTCCAGCACCGCCTCCCTCCGCGCAGTGGCGTCGGTGGTGACGGTGGAGGCAACCTCTTATGATGTGCTCATTGACCACGGCGATGTGGGGCATGGCTGGGCCAATGAGACAAGTGCTGTCACCGAAACATCCACCCCGGTGATCGACCGGATCACCATCCCGCTGCATGAACTCAGCGCGCTGCCCAAGGCCTCGCAGCGGCTGCTGGATGACAGTGCCTTTGATATCGAGGGCTGGCTGGCAGGGCGCATCGCGGATAAATTCTCCCGTGCCGAGGCCGCCGCTTTCATCGTGGGGGACGGCAATGACAAGCCCACCGGCATCCTCTACCACCCGGTGGTGGCCAACGACAGCTGGAGCTGGGGCAACCTTGGCTATGTGACCACCGGTGTAGAGGGCGATATCGGCGATGGCGATGCGATCATTGATCTGGTCTATGCGCTTGGCGCGCAGTACCGCGCCAACGCCAGCTTTCTGATGAATTCCAAAACCGCCGGCCTGCTGCGCAAGCTGAAGGACGCTGATGGCCGCTTCCTGTGGTCCGATGGTCTGGCCGCAGCAGAACCGGCGCGGCTGATGGGCTATCCCGTTGTCATCGCTGAGGATATGCCCGACGCCGATGTGAATGGCTATGCCGTGGCCTTTGGCGATTTTGCGGCTGGCTACACCATCGCCGAACGCCCGGACCTGCGGGTGCTGCGCGATCCCTTCAGCGCCAAACCGCATGTGCTGTTTTATGCCACCAAACGTGTGGGCGGCAATGTCAGCGATTTTGCGGCCATCAAACTGCTGAAATTCGGCCTGAGCTGACGCTTGGACCGATGGCGGGACCGGTTCTGCGGTTCCGTCTGCGGATGCGCGCCCCGGCCACTGTCGTCCAGCTGCTCCCCTTCCGTCCCACGGCAGCAGTCCGGCGCGCATCCGTGCCCCGATCCGATCCGCCAGACGCAGCCCCACCCGAGCAGCCCTGAAAGAACAGCCGTTGGAGTGAAATGATGATGTTGAGTGAAGTGACACCGGTGCCAGAGGCAGCCCTGCCGCAAGAGGCGTTCAAGGCGCATCTGCGTCTGGGCACCGGGTTTGATGAGGCGGGTTTGCAGGAGGCGGTGTTGATCAGTTTCCTGCGGGCGGCCATCGCGGCGATTGAGGCGCGCACCGGCAAGGTGTTGCTGGCGCGGGATTTTCTGCTGACGCTTTCGACCTGGCGCGACCCGCAGGTGCAGGCGCTGCCACTGGCGCCGGTGCAGATGATCCACTCGGTCACGCTGGTTGGCTCCGACGGGGGCGAGACGCTGCTGGAGGCCGGGCGCTACCGGTTGGAACCCGACAGCCAGCAGCCTCGACTGCGCCCTGTGGGGGGAGCTTTGCCGGTGATTGCCAGCGGTGGGACGGTGCGGATTGCGATCCGCGCGGGCATGGCCAACAGCTGGGCGGCGCTGCCCGGTGATCTGGCGCAGGCGGTGTTGATGCTGGCGGCGCATTACTATGAATTCCGCGATGACACGAGGTTGCAGGGCGGTTGTATGCCTTTTGGCGTCACCAGCCTGATCGAACGCTATCGTGCGCTAAGGGTGAGCCTAGGCGTGGGGGCCGCCGGGGACCGTGGGTTTGGTCGCAACTTCGGACCGGGGGCAGGCGTATGAGCCGCCGCACCACCTCGCACCGGGCATCCGCCACCACACCACGTCTCAACCGTTGTCTGGCGCTGGAGGATCCGCGCCGTACCTCGGATGGCGCTGGCGGGTTTCTTGAGGCATGGCAATTGCTTGGCCACCATTGGTGTGAGATGCGCGCGCTCACCGGGCGCAGCACCGACCAATCCGGCACCAGCCTGTCGCTGCAACGCTATCGCATCACCCTGCGTGCCCATCCGCCCAGCAGCCCGGCGCGGCCGCGACCAGATCAGCGGCTGCGCGATGGCGCCCGGATTTTCCGCATTGATGCGGTGGCCGAAGGCGACCCCGATGGCCGCTTCCTGACCTGTTTTGCAACCGAGGAGACAAGCGCATGACCTATGCCCTGGCCCTGCCATTGCAGGAAGCACTCTTTCAGCATCTGAGCACCGACCCCGATCTGACCGCAGCGCTGAATGGTGCGGTTTATGACGCGCTGCCTGCAGGCACGCTGCCGCAGACCTATGTGACCCTCGGCCCGGAGGAGGTGCGCGACCGTTCTGATCGCAGCGGCGCCGGCGCCCATCATCGGGTGGAGATCACCGTGCACACCGATACCGCCGGCTTTGCCGGGGCCAAGGCGATTGCCGCCCTGATTTGCGACAGCCTGACGGCAGTTGAGCCGGTGCTGGCCCTGTCTCGGGGGCGGCTGGTGGGGCTGTGGTTTGAGCGCGCAAATGCCAGCCGCAACACCTCCGGTGGCCGTCAGATCCGCCTGCGCTTTGCCGCGCGACTGGAGGATATCTGACCGCTCAAAACAAACGGCAATACCGATAAATCAGATAATTGCGCAGCACAGCTGATGTTTTTTTTCGCCGTGCTGCCCGCCTTTTCAACCACAGGAGATCACCACAATGAGTGTCCAAAACGGCAAGGATCTATTGGTCAAGGTCGATATGACCGGCGACGGTCAGTTCGAAACCATCGCGGGGCTGCGCGCCACGCGTATCAGCTTCAACGCTGAAAGCGTCGATGTCACCAGTCTGGAAAGCCAGGGCGGCTGGCGTGAGCTGTTGTCCGGCGCCGGGGTGCGTTCGGCGAATATCTCCGGCTCTGGTATTTTTCGCGACGAAGGCACCGATGAGAGGGCGCGGCAGCTGTTCTTTGACGGGCTGACCCCGGCGTTTCAGGTGATCATCCCCGATTTTGGCATTGTCGAAGGCGCGTTTCAGGTGACCGCCTTGGAATATGCCGGCAGCCACAATGGCGAGGCGACCTATGAGCTGTCGCTGGCCAGCGCCGGGGCGCTGGTCTTCACGGCCATCTAAGGGAGGCGGTGCGGATGGATCCCCACGTGCAAACCGGCTCTGGTGCCAATCCCCACACAGGTGAGGTGGCGCTGGGGATCAACGGCCAGATGCTGCCGCTTAAACTGACCCTTGGCGCACTTGCCGCTTTGGAGTGTGAGTTGCGGACCGGGTCGCTGATTGACCTCGTGACCCGGTTCGAGGGCGGCGGCTTCTCCGCGGCCGATGTGCTGGCGCTGCTGACGGCAGGGTTGCGCGGCGGCGGTCACGCCCTCAGCGCTGCCGAGCTGGCCGCTGCCGATATTGATGGCGGTCCGATGCAGGCGGCGCGGGTCGCCGCACAGCTCCTGGCGCGCAGTTTTGCGCTGCCAGGAGAGGTGACCCCATGACGCCCCAGCAGCGCGCCACAGATGGACAAGGCACCGGGCTTGATTGGCCGGCGTTGATACGGGCGGGGCTGGTTGGGCTGCGCCTCACGCCGGATCAGTTCTGGCGCCTCACCCCGGCAGAGCTGCGGTTGATGCTGGGACAGGACACGGGCGCGGTGCCACTGGGGCGGGCTGGTCTGGATCAACTGATGCAGGCCTTTCCCGACCCCGCAGCGCCGACACCCAAAGAAACAGGAGCAGTAAGCGATGACTGACACAGGACTGAATGCGCTGGACCAGCAGAGCGAGGCGCTGAGCGATAGTCTGGGCGACGCGGCAGGTATGGCGGCCACGTTCGATGCCGAGCTGCGCCGGGTGCGCGCCGCCTTCGCCGCCACCGGCAAGGATGCCGAAACACTGGAGCGCGGCATGTCCAAGGGGCTGCGCCGGGCCTTTGACGGTGTTGTCTTTGACGGCATGAAACTCTCCGATGCGCTGGATACCATGGCGCAGTCGATGATCCAGACCACCTATTCGGCGGCCATCAAACCCGTGACCAGCCATGTGGGCGGGCTGCTGTCGGAGGGGGTGGGAAAGCTGATGAGCGGCATCCTCCCCTTTGCCGATGGGGCGGCGTTTTCGCAAGGCCGGGTGCTGCCCTTTGCCAAAGGCGGTGTAGTGACCGGGCCGGTGAGTTTTCCGATGCGCGGCGCAACCGGCCTGATGGGAGAAGCCGGCCCGGAGGCGATCCTGCCGCTGACACGCGGCGCGGATGGGGCGCTGGGGGTGCGCAGCCAGGGCGGCGGGGGCCCTTCGGTGGTGATGAATATCCAGACCCCTGATGTGCAGGGATTTCAACGCAGCCAGGGTCAGATCGCGGCCCAGCTGAGCCGCGCCCTGACGCGTGGCAACCGCAACCGCTGAGCCGGAGGACAGCAGATGAATTTTCACGAGGTCAGATTTCCCGCATCGCTCAGCTTTGGCTCCATCGGAGGGCCGGAGCGGCGCACCGATGTGGTGACGCTCGCCAATGGGCATGAGGAACGCAACACCCCCTGGGCGCATTCGCGCCGCCGCTATGACGCGGGGCTGGGCCTTCGGGGGCTGGAGGATATCGAGGCGCTGATCGCCTTTTTCGAGGCACGACAAGGCCAGATGTATGGCTTCCGCTGGAAGGATTGGTCCGATTTCAAATCCGCCCGTGCCACGCAGGAGGTGGCCTTTGACGATCAGGTGATTGGCATCGGCGACGGGGAACAGCGGGTGTTTCAGCTGACCAAGACCTATCGCTCCGGCAGCTATGCCTATCAGCGCCCGATTGCGAAACCGGTGGTGGGCAGCGTGCGCATCGGGATTGAGCAGGACGCCCTGCAGGAGACGGTGGATTACACGCTCGACAGCAGTCTTGGCACCATCACGCTGGCACATCCGCCGGAGGCCGGTCTGGCAGTAAAGGCGGGGTTTGAGTTCGACGTGCCGGTGCGCTTTGACACCGACCGCATTCAGACCAGCGTGGCGTCCTTTCAGGCGGGCGACGTGCCCAATGTGCCAGTGGTGGAGGTGCGGGTCTGATGGCGGGGGTGAGCGAGGCGTTTCAAACTCATGTAGCAGGCGGTCTGACCACGTTGTGTCGCTGCTGGCAGGTCACCCGCAGCGATGGCGCGCGGTTCGGCTTTACCGACCATGACCGCGATCTGCGGTTCGAGAGTGCCACCGAGTGCGAGGCCGGTCTCCTGTTTCGCGCAGGCACTGGCCTGACCGCACGCAGCCTGCAACAGGCCACCGGGCTGGCGGTGGACAATACCGAGGCGCTTGGCGCGCTGAGCGATGCCGCCATCCGCGAGGAGGAGATTGAGGCCGGGCGGTTTGATGGTGCTGAGGTGCGCTGTTGGCTGGTCAACTGGGCCGATGTGTCGGTTCGCTGGTTGCAGTTTCGCGGCAGTTTCGGCCAGATCCGCCGCGCTGGCGGCGCCTTTGAGGCGGAGCTGCGCGGCCTGACGGAGACGCTCAATCAGCCGATGGGGCGGATCTATCAGAAACCTTGCACGGCGGTGCTGGGTGATCGGGCCTGTCGCTTTGACATGACAACGCCGGGCTACACGATGGAGCTGGCCGCCGAAGAGATCCGCGAGGGGCAATATTTCAGCTTTGCTGCGCTGCCGGGGTTTGAGCCGAACTGGTTCACGTCGGGTCGCCTCACGGTGATGAGTGGGGCCGCCAAGGGGCTTTGGGGCTGGATCAAACAGGACCGCCAGCAGGCCGGTCGGCTGGGACAGGACGCAAACGCGCCGGATCCAAGTGTTGAGCACCGCCAGCTGACCCTGTGGGAGCCGCTGCGCGCGACGGTTCAGCCCGGCGATCTGCTGCATCTGGCCGCAGGCTGTGACAAGCGGCTGAAGACCTGCCGGTTGAAGTTCAACAATGGCGTCAACTTTCAGGGCTTCCCGGATATTCCCGGCGAAGACTGGGTGATGAGCGTGCCGCGCCAGAGCGGCACCAACACCGGTGGCAGCCGCAGATGAGTGGCGCGAGAGGAATATCGCGCCCCGCATTGGTCGCGGCAGCACGGGGCTGGCTGGGCACGCCCTATGTGCATCAGGCGGCCACGCGCGGTGCCGGTTGTGATTGCCTTGGCCTGATCCGGGGGCTTTGGCGCGACATCTACGGCCAGGAGCCAGAGGCGGTGCCCGGCTACACGATGGACTGGTCCGAACCGCAGGGCGAGGAGGCGCTGTGGCAGGCTGCGCTGCGCCATCTCACGCCCAGACCCCTCACCGAGGCGCGCGCTGGCGATGTGATCCTGTTCCGGATGCGGCGCGGCGCGGTGGCAAAGCATATTGCGCTGCAAACTGAAACCGGCGCCATGCCGCGATTTATCCATGCCTATAGCGGCCACGGGGTGGTTGAAAACACCCTGAGCCACCCGTGGCACCGGCGGATCGTGGCGCGGTTTTCCTTTCCTGATGTTGATGCTGATGAGGTGACGTGATGGCGACCATTCTTCTTTCTGCGGCGGGGGCGGCACTTGGCGGCTCGGTTGGGGGGGCTGTGGCGGGCCTGTCGTCAGTTGCGATTGGCCGCGCGCTTGGCGCCACGGTTGGACGCGCGATTGACAGCCGCCTGCTGGGTGCGGGCAGTGAGCCGGTGCAGACCGGCCGGGTGGAACGGTTTCGCCTGACCCATGCCAGTGACGGCCAGCCGATTGCGCAGGTTTATGGCCGGATGCGGGTGGGCGGACAGGTGATCTGGGCGTCAGAGTTCCGCGAAACCTCCAGCACCAGTGGCGGCGGAGGCAAGGGCGGCGGTGCGCGCCAGCCCAAGGTGACAAGCTACAGCTATGATGTCTCTCTGGCGGTGGCGGTCTGCGCCGGGGAGGTGGCCTCCATCGGGCGGGTCTGGGCCGATGGGGAGGAGGTGGCGCCCAAGGATCTCAATATGACCGTCTATCGCGGCACCATGGACCAACTGCCCGACCCGGTGATGGAGGCGGTAGAGGGCGCAGGCGCGGTGCCCGCTTATCGCGGCACCGCCTATGTGGTGATGGAAGGTCTCGCACTGGAACGCTTTGGCAACCGGGTGCCGCAATTCTCGTTTGAGGTGCTGCGTGCCGAGCAACCCAGCTCAAACAGCTATGATCTGGATCTGCCGCAGCTGGTTCAGGGCGTGGCGCTGATGCCGGGGACCGGGGAGTATGCGCTGGCCACGACGCCGGTGCATTATGATCATGGGCCGGGACAGGCAAAACCGGCCAATTCGCACAGCCCCTCGGGGGAGACGGATCTGGTGACCTCGCTCACCACATTGGGAGAGGAGCTGCCCGCCTGTGGCGCGGCCTCGCTGATTGTGTCGTGGTTTGGCGATGATCTGCGCTGTGGCGTGTGTAGCGTCAAACCGAAGGTAGAGCGCCAGCATATTGAGGGGGCGAATATGCCCTGGTCCGTCGCGGGTCTGACCCGCACGGAGGCGGAGCTGATCGCGCGGCAGGAGGACCGGCCGATCTATGGCGGCACCCCCACCGACGCCTCAGTGATTGAGGCCATTCGCGCACTGCAGGAACAGGGCAAGCGGGTGATGTTCTACCCGTTTATCCTGATGGATCAGATGGCGGGCAATGATTTGCCTGATCCCTGGAGCGGCGAAGTAGGGCAGGCGCATCTGCCGTGGCGCGGGCGCATCACCCTGTCGCGGGCACCGGGCCAGCCGGGCACCCCGGATGGGACAGCAGCGGCGCGTATGGAGGTGCAGCAGTTCTTTGGCACTGTGACGGCGGCGGATTTCACCGTGGCTGACGGGAGCGTCAGCTACAGTGGCCCGGTAGAGGACTGGGGGCTGCGGCGGTTTATCCTGCACAATGCCGCGCTTTGTGCGGCGGCGGGCGGGGTTGCGGCCTTCTGCATCAGCTCTGAGATGCGCGGGCTGACCCAGATCCGCGATGAGGCGGGTTTTCCCGCCGTGGCAGAGCTGCGGGCGCTGACGCAGGAGGTGCGCCAGATCCTTGGGCCGGACACCAAAATCGGCTATGCCGCTGACTGGTCGGAATACTGGGGCTACCAGAGCCCGGAGGGGGACCGCTATTTCCACCTTGATCCGCTGTGGGCGGATGAGGAGATCGACTTCATCGGCATCGACAACTACATGCCGCTGTCCGACTGGCGCGAGGGGGAGGATCATCTGGACGCCAAGGCAGGCACGCCTAATATCTATGACCTCAGCTATCTGCGCGCCAATATCGAGGGCGGTGAGGGCTATGACTGGTATTACCACTCGCCCGAGGCGGAGGCCGCCCAGATCCGCACCCCAATCACCGATGGGGCTTATGAGGAGCCGTGGATCTGGCGCTACAAGGATCTGCGAAGCTGGTGGTCGAAGCCGCATCATGACCGGATCAACGGCGAACGTGCCGCGCTGCCCACCGCATGGGAGCCTAAGAGCAAGCCGATCTGGTTCACTGAACTGGGCTGTGCGGCCATCGACAAGGGGACCAATCAGCCCAACAAGTTTCTGGACCCCAAAAGCTCGGAATCAAAACTGCCGAAATTCTCCGACGGGCAGCGTGATGACATGATGCAGCTGGCCTATCTGCGCGCCCTTCTGGGCTATTGGGGGGAGGCGGGGAATAACCCGGTCTCAGAGGTCTATGGCGGGCCGATGCTGGATATGTCCAACGCCTATGTCTGGGCCTGGGATGCGCGTCCCTTTCCGACCTTTCCCAATGCGGTGGAGGTCTGGAGCGACGGTGAGAACTACCTGCGTGGGCATTGGCTGAACGGACGGGTGGGGCAACGCACGTTGGCCTCGGTGCTTGAGGAGATCTGTACCGCCTCTGGGGTTGCGGCAATAGATGTGAGCGACCTGCCTGCGCTGGTGCGGGGCTATGCGATCAGCGACGTCGGGGAGGCCCGCGCGGCGCTGCAACCGCTGCTGCTGCGCCATGGTGTCGATGCGATAGAACGCGACGGGGTGCTGCGATTCCGCCTGCGCAACGGGCGACAGGATGCGACGCTGGATCTGGCGCATCTGGTCGACGGGCAGGAGTTGGACGGGGTCATCGAACAGACCCGCGCGCCAGAGGCAGAGCTGGCTGGCCGTATGCGCCTGCGCTTTGTCGAATGGGGCGGGCGCCATGATCTGCGCGGCGAGGAGGCGATCCTGCCCGATGAGGCCACCCATGCCGTCAGCGACAATGAGTTGCCGATGGCGCTGACCCGCGCCGAAGGGCGGCAGGTGGTGGACCGCTGGCTGAGCGAGGCGCGCATGGCCCGCGATACCCTGCGGCTGGAACTGCCACCCTCCGCCATGGCGCTTGGCGCGGGGGATGTGATCCGCCTGCCGCTTGCGGGGGTGGTGGCCGAACCGGGTTCCGACAGCGGTGCGCAGGCGCGCTACCGCATTGACCGGGTCGAACAGGGCGCGGCGCAGCTGATCGAGGCGGTGCGTATCGAGCCGGAGAATTACCACCCCGCGCCGGTGCCGGAGGAATTGCCCGGTGTCACCGCCTTTGCAGCGCCAGTGCCGGTGCTGCCGCTGTTCATGGATCTGCCGCTGATCCGCGGCGATGAGGTGCCCCATGCGCCGCATCTGGCGGTCACGGCGGACCCCTGGCCGGGGAGTGTCGCCCTATATGGCGCACAGAGCGATGCGGATTACCTGCTGGAGGAGGTATTGGCTGCCGCCTCTACCATTGCCATCACCAATACGGCGCTGCCTGCGGGCGCGCTGGGCCGTTGGGACCGGGGGGCAGATCTGGAGGTCGATATGATCTCCGGCCAGTTCCAGAGCCGTGACCCATTGGCGGTGCTGAATGGCGCCAATCTGGTGGCGATCGGTGATGGCACCCCCGGCAATTGGGAGCTGATGCAGTTTGCAACGGCCGAGCTGATTGCACCGGGGCGCTACCTGCTGCGTGATCGGCTGCGCGGTCAGCAGGGCAGCGATGCGCGGATGCCGGTGCAATGGCCCAAAGGGTCCTATGTGGTGGCGCTGGATGGCACACCACAGCCGATTGCGCTGGCCGCCAACCAACGGGGGCTGAGCCGCCATTACCGCATCGGCACCGCCCGGCGGCCCTATGATGACCCGAACTATGTGCATCTGGAGGCGGCTTTCGCGGGGGAAGGGCTGCGTCCCTATGCGCCGGTGCATCTGCGCCAGCAAGGCGCGCTGGGTTCTGGTGCGGTCGGGCTGAACTGGATCCGCCGCAGCCGCATTGATGGTGATCGCTGGGATCTGGCGGAGATCCCCTTGGGCGAGGATCTGGAGCGCTACCGCGTGCGGGTGATGCGCGGCAGTGAGGTGCTGCGCGAGGAGCTGCTGGACAGTCCGGCCTGGAGCTATCCGCCAGCGGCGCAGGTGGCGGATGCAGTTTCACCCGGCGACCGGGTGGAGGTGGCGCAGGTCTCGGCCCGGTATGGCGCCGGGGCGGCCACTGCCCTGCGGCTGGTCTGA